AGAACACGGCGGTTGTCCCACGCCACCGCACTGGGTCTGCAACCCTTGGTTGTTCGAATACGAGGGCGATCCACTGCCAGACTGATACTGGTTCGTGATATTGATCGGAGTCTGCGGACCGGGATCATTCGGAATGATCGGAGGGCTCGGTGGTTGCGGAGGACTCGGCCCCGCAGGGGGAGGAGGCGTGCTCGACGGCGCGCCTTCGGGACCAACGCAAAGCGCGTCCTTGGAACCCGTAGCGCACCCGCCAGGATCAGAACCCCGAGGGATCGCCATACAAACACCGGTCGAATCGCAAACCATCGCCTGCGGATTCGCGTCAGGCTGATTACACAACGGCTGACCTGCCCCTCCGCAAGGCCGCCACTTGACGCACCACCCCGTTGCCACATCGCAAACCGTATTCGGCGGAACAGGCGAATTACCACCGCCACACGTGCCACCGGTACTAGTCATCGTACCGAAGGTGTGCGACATGAAATTGATCGTCGTGCTTTTCGCCGTATCCTCAGGATAGCTACCCGGCTGAAATTTATACTCGCACCCCCCATTGCAAGCGATGTCACCGGCCTGCAACTTCCCCGGGAAATCCTGGGTAATCTTGTCAGCACCCGCAGTGCAACCGTAGCAATACTCTGTCTCGTTAAGCTGCGGCGTCTGATTGCACCCGGGTCCCAACACACCCGTTCCATGGACGTGCCCGTCACCATTGACATAAAACCCATCTTGCCCGAGGTCCGTACACGTGTGAGTCGCAAAATGGCAGGTGTCGCCGGGGTCATACGCATACTGGTTTTCACAAATTTGCATCGCGTTCGCCCGCGTGTACTGCGGACCGATAGCACAGCCGAACGCCGCGAAAACCTGTTGGGTCAGTCCGCAATAACAAGCGAAAAACGCCACGACATACCACAACCGCGTCATCGGTCTAGCCCCTTCACCACTGCGGAACCACAGGCAATGCTCAGCGCCGCGACAATGAGTATCCATATCATGAGAACGCCCCTCGGTTTGCCGGATACATAGATACTTGTATACATGTATCCGGCAAAACGAAGGGAGGGTGTAACCCCTCCCCCGTTTCTCAGCCGAAGAAACGGCCGAGCTTCTTCGCCGCCCACTTGGCGAAGCCGACCGCAGCAAGCAGCGCTGCAGCAGCCACCACCGCCGTGATAACGGTCGATTCGTCCAAACCCGACGTGATCGTCGAGAAGTCCGTACCCGTTGCCATCGCCGGCTGCGTCGCCGTGACCGCAACAGCACCACTGACCGCGACAATGCCCGCCATCACGACAGCCTTTGCCTTCTGCGCAGCCTGCTTCACCTTCAGACACACCTTGCTCCACATAACAGCTACCTCCCAAACATGTTGACGATGGTCCCCGCATACCTCGCAGCTATGTACAGGCCCACGACGAGGATGAAAGGACCCGAAGCCCACCCGCTTAACGTGGCCGAATCAGGCACAGCAAGGAACGCCGTGTTGATCGCTTGCACGAGTGAGAATTCGGAACCGGAAACGAGCGCGTAACCCGAGCAAGCGTCGATCGGCTCGCCGGTCGGAACCAGCGTGCCATCGCTTGCAAGGGTTACGCAGAGCGCCACGCCCTAGGCGGCCTTGGCGGTTTTCACCGGGACCAGCGACATATCGCGACTCTGCTTCAAGCTTTCGTACAGCCCCACACTAAACGGGCTCTCGATGTCGTACAGGCCGACCGCGTACGGCGGCTGATCCTTCGACAACTGGACACGACACGGCTGCGGATATTTCATCTTCGTATCGTGCAAAACCGCCGACTGCTCGCGAATCGTGTAAGGCTTACCCGTTCCCGTGCTCGTGCCGCTTTTCACCTGCACTTCTGCGGACAAAATTTCAATACGCTGCATAACGTCTACTCCTCAAGTCTCAAATGCATAACGGATGGTGTCGGCTCCGAAAGGGTTTTTAGCCAGCCACGCCGGGAGCCGATCACGGACGACGTTGCGAGCGATCCACGCGCCGAACTCGTCGGCGTCAGGGACATTCAGTTTTACGAGGTTGAACAGCGCGCCGACCTGGCGCTTTGCGTGACGCACCGCTGCGTGCAGATTCGACGCAGCGCGCTCGACGCTGGTACGCATGCGCATCGCCACGGCTTGCAGCCAACCGGCCAGCGCCGGGAAATGTCCCACGAGATACGCTGCAGGGTCCGTCAAAACATCGAACGGAATTTCGCGGTACTTGCTACCGAAACGCCCTTCCCAACGAACCCACGACGCTTGCGCATCGCCGTCGCGGGCGCCCTGTTGCCTACCCTTCTCGTACACGCAAAGCTGTTGATTGCCGGTGTTCTTCCCGATGTACACGGTCTTTCCGCTGCCATCGTCCCAACCCTGCAGATTGATCGCGGGAGGACGCCCGCCGCTGTTGAACTTGCCCGCGGCATGCCACGCGATAGCATCGGCCAGCGTATGCGACCCGGAGAAATCATCGTGGGCGACGTCAACGCGACTCATGCGAGCGCCCATCGTCTCGAGGAACGCCGCAGAGTGCGCCCACGCCTTGACGTGGGCGCACCCCGCGCCGGTCAGTTCAACGCACACCGTTGAACGCTGGCGAGCCCCACCCATCGCGACGAAACCGCATTGCTCACCGTCAGGCGTCAGCACGCGGAAATGGTGATCGTAGAAATTGCGGAAACCCCGCCGCTCGCGATCGACCCTCAATCCAGACCCCGGAAAAGCCTCGTCGACGAGCCACTCTGCGACGGCTAGCTGCGCGATCTCGTCGCCCTCGTGCGCAAACCCGCGCCACTGAGCCGACGCAACGCCAAGGCCCGCCACCATCGCCGCCCAAGGCGCCGTAAACGTCAAAAAGTCGATGATGGCAAGCGCCAACTCGTCCGAAGGTAACTTTAGTCCCCTGTTAGCTGAGGGGACTGATCCCCTACCCCGCCCGCCGTCAGCCATGATCACCCCGCAACCACATAACGCGCTTCGCCAGCTGCCTCACGGCCCGCTGAGCGTTCCGCCGATCCGCAGACGCCTTACGAAGCCGGCGAGCATTGCGCGCCGTCTGAAAGGCAAGGCGCGCCAACCCGGCGCACTCAAGCTCAACCCAGTCAACCTGCCCCACAGGCCGACTCACGAGCGCCACCACGCATAAACAAGGGTTCGCACCAACGCGCATGCTGCGGCGATCACCACGGCCCACAGGAGGCGCTTCACTGGAGAGCCGCCGCGACATACACGAGAACCGCCAGCAGGGCGACGAACGACCACACGAACAGAAGCTGCTCGAGCCTCAAGACCGCACCCACTTACCGGCCAGAGAGACACCGACCAAGGCGACGCACGTCACCCAGACCAGATGACACGTTGCTACGGCTACCGGAATGAAATCGACCATCGCACACCCCCGAGCGGTTGAAGGGAGCCGGCGAGCCGCTCAAGGTCCAGGGATGCCCCGATCCCCTCGCCGGCCCGGGCTATCGTGTCCAAGAGACTTGGACAACGCCCGCTGTATACTCGCCTTGTACACTACCTGTCAAGAGGCTTGAACATGAGCATCACGACTGACCTGCTAACCCGCTGGAAGTTGGCGCGCAACATCACAAGCGACAACGCGGCCGCAAAGGCTCTCGGGATAACTCGGGGTGCAGTCAGCAACTACCGGACAGGCGTCTCACACGCCGACGCCTCGGTGCTCATTCGAATGGCTACAGATTTGGGCCAGGACCCGACAGGTTATGTCCTCGCCGTTCAGGCGGAGCGAACAACGGCCCTCAAAACGAAGACAGCCTTACGTAAACTCGCAGAGAAATTCCCACCATTCGCCGCCGCCCTACTACTCTGGTTATGCAATGCAAACAGTGCGCATAGTCACACTATTACAAATGTATATTTTGACATAAATGATACAGAGTATACATATGCCACCATCAAGCAGCTGGCACGCGAAATGCTGGCCGCTCTCCTTCGGGGAATCTGGAGACTAGGAACATGGACTTTCCGCCATGCTGCCCCGCTGGTCGCGTGACCAGCGGCTGCGCCGAAACGGTATACCGCCAACGCGTCGAGGGCTTCTATCGGCTCGGCCGAGAATGGACCGGTTGGACCCTAAAAGACGGAACATTGAGCGGCCCGCGTGGGATGCGCTTCACGCCGGCAACGCTAGCGATCGCATGGACCCACCTCACCGCCACCGATACACACCCGTGCACGGAATCGACGCTCCCGCCTCCTTGACGACAAAGACACTGCCTGCGGCATTTCGCGACACGACAAAGCCACCGGAACACCACTGATCAGCGTCCAGGTGCGCACCGTGCGAGGGATTCGCCGAGGTAAACGCTGAGACGGCCGCCGAGAGCATGAAGAGCGACACGCCGGCCGAGACCATCGCGTAAGCACAGTTGCCAAGGACAACACCCGCCGCAATTTGAAGGATAAGCCGCATTTCGCAACCCCGCTGTCCGTGCACCGCAGATCGTAGCAAATGCGTCCGGCAGGATGGCGAACGACCTCGATTCGAATTACTGAACTACTTAGATCCACCGAGTACAGTAACCTGCGCCGCAGACGGCACAGACTCAGACAGCCCCATTGCGGGGCTGCGCTTGCAGCGCGCTACCGACCGCGCCCGATACTTGACGCTATGTGCCCGCTAGCATTCACACGAGGCCCTGACTCAAACGCACCATCACCGTGCGGCCGCTGGTCACCTGAAGAATCCGCGCCGGCGCTTCCCTCTGGCTCGCTGTCGCTCGGCAGAGGGAAGGCGCCTGACTCGCGACGACGAATTGGGAACGAATCGATCTGCCGGTTCTGCTCGTCGCTAATACGCCCCGGCAAATCCAGCGGCCACGGCGTAGCAACGAACGCCACCGACTTGTACTCGATCTTCATCCCGTAAGCCGGAAAACTGAGATTCACGCCCATAGAGGACAACTGCCGCAGATCGAGCCGGTCAAGGACGTGTGACTGAGAGTCGCGGAACTCAACGTACCCAAACCGATTACCGTCCTCAGTGCGAGCCAGCGCCGCGAGCCTCGGTCGACCTTGATTCGCCAGATCGAAAACATAAGCAACTTCGGCTGGCATCCCCGTTGTATCAATGCCCTTCTTACGGCTCACGTCCTGAACGCCGTCTGCAGCTTTGCCCTGTCCGCTTTCCGACCTAGGCGCCCCCACAGCGTGCCCCTGCTCCTTCTTGAACGCATGCGGATGGTTAAACCAGTCCAGCAGATACCACACCGCCCAGAGGCCAAGCGGCACCATCAGGATGGCGTACTTGCGCAGCTTGTCCCAAACCGTGAACTTGCCGCCGTCATACACTCCGAAATTCGTAGTGCCATCCTGCACCGATTTATACAATTGGAAAATTGCCGGATCGTACTTTTCGGTTTCCGTTCCAACCTGCTCGTACTTCTCCGGCTCAATTGCGGTGTAGTGCCGAACGGTATAACGACCATCGAGGCCCACGGAATCGAGTTTCGTAAACACGTCCTTGCGCTGCACTCGAGAGCGCACCGCGCGGTGAATTCGCTTGTAGTACTGCGACATCAACACCATGTCCCAACCCCGGTGGCGATGCTTCGCAAACATCTCCTCCACCGCCATCGGCAGCGCTTCGCGAGACGACACGTAGAACTCGTGCGCCTCGTCAATGAGCACAAGCGCGTCCTTTACGTCGAGAGATACCAGCGCCCCAACCTCCTCCGCCGGCACGTGGTGCAACAGATCGCGCACCCGCTCCTCGGGCAAATCCAGGTGCGTTGCGATCCTCGCGTGATCGAGTCCATTGATACGGGCGTACACATGCCGGCCCTTTTTCAGCGCGGGCAAAAGATGCGTCTTGACCGCATCGTACGATTTGCCAGACCCCGGGTTGCCTTCGTTGAAAATCAGCACTTGTACACCTTCACCATTGACCGAGCGTCATAAGCTTGCGCAGCAAGCGGAACGAGAACGCAGCAGCAATCATTGACATCGCCGTTGACAGCTGCATCACCGAGCACAACCACCCGACGACAGGCCCCGCGTTACCGAGAAACTCATCGATCGAATGCGTCGACAAAAACGACGGCGCCGGAATGTGGTTGACAACCCACAGCCCGACAGTCGTCAGCGATTTCAAGAACGCAACAATCACGTCCGACCAAAAATTTCCGAGCGCGTTGTAGTACTTCTTGATCATGTCCCACAGCCACGACTCGAAATCGCCGAGCCATCCGGCAGCGGACGAAACCGCAACCGCTTTCAAAACCATTGTCTGCACGATCATCGAGGCACCCTCACAACAGAGCTATCTTCGCCGCTTGATAAGACGCAGCCGCCAAAACGACCCAGCCAATCCACGTCAAGATCGTAGCGAACGTCCCATCACACAGGAAATTGCCATTCAAGCCGGCCCAGATGTTGTGCCCGCCGAGGTTGGCAGGCGGAACGGTGAAGGTTGGACACGTGCCGCTCGCGTTTAGCGTAAAAAAGTGATTCATCGAACTGACAATAGGCGACGACTGCAGCTGCGAGTAATAGTTCGACATGACACTGTCGACCGTATCGGTCTTTGGTGTATACAAAGCGTCCGTTGGCGCCGTGGTCCCACCGCCCGGCGCCACGCAAACAATTGAGTCCGGATGCGACGCGCAAAAATCCGAACCCTTGTCCGTCGTCCCACTACCGTCCCCGTTACCACTGCCCGGTGTCACGCAAGCGCCGCCGACATTCACCTGCGCACCCTGACAAGTACAAACGCCCGAGATAACCGTACCACCTGTGCAGGTGGGAACCGGTGGAGGCGTCGCACACGTCCCGGCAATGTTCGTCAAACCAGCGCCACACGTACAAACCGCCGTAGTGCCCGAACCGGTGACCGTTCCGCCAACGCAAGTCGTGGAGGAAATCTGCACGCACGCTGTACCGTTCCAAACGGTGCCGGCCGTGCACGTCGTGTGGCAAACACCGTTATCTTGCGTCTTTCCCGTGCCACACGTCGGCGGAGTAAGTACACAAATACCATTTTGCGCAACATAACCCGTTTCACACGAAAGGGGCTCACAAACGCCGTAGTTATCCATCACGAAACCCGTCCCACACGATGGCGGTTTCGCAATGCATCGCTCTTGCGCATCCGACCACACCGTCCCCGAGATGCAAGAACTCGATCCATCCGAACACTTAGACGAATCCAAAGGATCAACAGTAGAACCGGGCGGGCACGTCAGCGGAGCCACACAATTTAGGCCCTGTGCAAATGTGCCCGGAGGACACGCGCTAGGTCCTAA